AGATAAAAGAAATTGTAAAGTTAAATAATGAAGGTGCGCCTTTAAAAGAAATAGCTCAAAGGTTTAACGTTTCTAATTCGACTATTGAGGGGATTAGATATGGAAGAACTTATAAAAAAGAGGTTTTATTTATTGTGAATAACAAAGGTTCAGATAATGGTTGAAAAAGAAAAAAATAAAAAAAAGAAAAAACCAAAACAAACATACGCTGAAAAGAAAAAAAAGACTATGGACCTTCAGCGGGCCAAAACTGCAATGGGCCAGGAAATCGGGAACATTCCCAAGGTCTTCCATGAAGCACGAAGAGAAGCTTGTAGGCTCGATTTTCGCATGTTTTGCGTGGACTACTTTCCGGAAATATTTTGTTTGCCGTTTTCACCTGATCACTTGAAGGTGATTTCTAAGATTGAAGAGTCAGTTTTAAAGGGTGGGTTGTTTGCAATGGCCCTTCCGCGTGGCTTTGGCAAGTCAAGTTTGGTTGAAATTGGGGGGATTTGGGCCTTGGTCTATGGTCACAGAAAATTTATTTGTATGATCGGGGCCGATGCCCCCCACGCTGGCAATATGTTGACGTCAATCAAGTCAGAATTTGAGCACAATGACGAACTTTTAAAGGATTTTCCTGAGTGTTGTTTTCCTATTCGGGGCTTAGATGGCAACTCAAAACGGACAATAGGTCAAATATGCCAGGGGTTAAGAACTGAAATCAAATGGACATTAAAAACTATAGTCTTGCCAACAGTAAAAGATAGTATTGCATCCGGTTCAATTATTCAGACTGCAGGAATCACAGGCGGTATTCGGGGGATGAAACATAAGTTGACAGACGGGAAAGTAATTAGACCGGACTTTGTAATTATAGATGATGCGCAGTCGGACGAGTCTGCGGAATCACCTTCACAAGTCGAAACACGCCTTAATGTAGTAAGTAAAACAATTCTTTACCTACCAGCTCCAGGTGTTGAAATAGCTGGATTCATGCCTTGCACCGTAATTGCTCCTGATGACATGGCTGACCAAATTTTAAATAGAAAAAATTTTCCAGCGTGGCAGGGATTCAGAACAAAAATGTTGTCAGAATTCCCAAAAAATATGGAGACTTGGGAAGAGTACAATACAATTCGCGAGGAAGCGTTGAGAAGGGAGCAGGGACCAGGGGCATCAATAAAATTCTATCAAGAGAACAGGGCTGAAATGGATGATGGGGCGATTGTCTCATGGCCGGAAAATTTCAACGAAAAGACTGAGATTTCAGGACTTCAACATGCAATGAATTTATTTTTTAGAGACGAAGACGCTTTTTTTTCTGAGGCTCAAAACTCACCAAGGAGAAAAGATATTAGTGATATTCAATTAATGACAAAAGAACAGATAGCAAATAAATTAAGTAAGTACGATAGAAATTTAGTTCCTGAAGGTTGCGAAAAAATCACAGCGTTCATTGATGTGCAGCAAAAAGTTTTATTTTATGTTGTGATCGCGTGGGAACCAAACGCCACAGGTTACATAATTGACTATGGGACGTTTCCAGACCAAGGCAAAGACCATTTCACCAAGCAAAACATAAAGAAAACCTACCTGGCAAACCCCATAGGGGGAGGATTTGAGGCAAAATTGTACGCTGCAGTACAAGGATTGAGCGAATCTTTGTGTCGAAAAATTTATCATAACGATACAACGGAAGAAATGAAAATAGATTTCTTGATGATTGACGCGCAATGGCATCAATCGACAAAGACAATAAACGAGTTTATTCGAACGTCTGACTTTTCAAGACAGATGAGGCCCAGTCACGGTAAATTTTTTGGGGCATCGACCTTGCCAATGTCTGAATACAAAAGAAAAAAAGGGGATAGGATCGGGAACAATTGGAGGATGCCAACTCCCCAAACAAGGGGGGTTATTCGTTATGTGATTTACGATACGAACTATTGGAAAATGTGGATGCACGAAAGATTTCAGACTCCGGTAGGTGGGGCCGGTTGCCTTTCTATTTTTGGGAAGAAACCCGAAAAGCATAAGCTGTTTTCGGAACATATTACAGCAGAATACACGATTTTGACTGAGGGTAGAGGCCGAAAAGTAACTGAATTCAAAGAGTTTCCCGCAAAACTGGACAATGATTACCTGGATTGTGTCACTGGTGCGTGTGTTGCCGCTTCAATTGTTGGGGTGAAATTGAAGGGGCTTGACAATATGACCCCAAAACAATCCAAACAGAAGCGAAAAATGTCTGAAATTTTGGCCGCTAAGAAGAAAAAGAGGGGGTATTAATGGGATGCGTACCACCACCACCACCAAAAATTATTTTAACATCTTCAAAATTTGAAGAGGGCATTAGAAAGGCTCAGGAAAAATTAAATGATTTCCGGCTTGAAAACGGGACGATGTTGACATTGCCTCTAGGTTGGAGTTATGAGGCGATAAAAATAAAAATTCCAAAATGTGAATACTGCAAATCAGAAAAACCAAACGAAGATAATTGTAAAAATTGTGGTGCTTCATAATGCGTTGCCCAGATTGCAATTCAGCATGGTCAACAGTTCACACGACAAGAAAAATTATGAACAAGGTCAGGAGGTATCGGGAATGTAAACACTGTGGTAGAAATTTTGTGACCACAGAAAAGGCAGATCCCCCTAAGCCGAAAAAACACGAAAACGACTTTTACGTCATTTCAGACGATGACGACGATATAGTATAATTGTACTAATTCATACAAAGGGTTTATATAATGATAAAAGACGAAATAGTAATGCACCCATGTTTTCACATAACGGATTTAAAATACTTACGCGGCAAAGGCAAAGATGATGCTGAAATCATTGAAAAATGGGATAAACAGCTAAGAGAGGGCCAGGGGCCACGTATTAACAACATACCCTTTAAGCTGAACGCTATATAAGCCATTGAGGGGCCGTTTGCCCGAAGCGGTCCCGTCACTCAAATAAAATCTTTAAGCAGAATCTACGGGCCTTTACGGGCTTCTCAGGGCATTTTGACAGACGTTATAAAAATATAGTCCTACATGTAGGACGTTTAAAGCTATTTTAGAGAAAATCCCTTAATTTCTTTTAACTCCCGCTAAAAATCCATTATTTATTTATAAAGCAAATGCAATTCAACGATAGCCCACTTTCTCCCGATTTGGGCTGTCTTTTTGGGAGATTTTTTATATGCCACATCAACCGCGTGATACGACGATGGAAGAAAACTTTGAAGGCCCAAAGGAAGCAATTCTGGACGGCCAGGAGTTTATTCAACATTCGTTGCCAGATCAGATAAAAATGGATCAATATTTAGGGGCAAAAGGTGTGGGTAAAACTGGTAAGAAAAAATGGCTTGGAACTTTAGTTAGAAAATTCTCCCCCCCAGGTACGGTTTAATGAGAATTAAAATCGGACCAGTTGAGCTTTCTTTCGGTAAATCCAAAAACCGGAAGTATCCCCAAAGAATAAAATCGAGATATGACGCGGCCCAAACTGACCATATGAATAAACGCCATTGGGCCAACGCTGACTCCCTGAATGCAGACGAGTCGAACGATGCCCTGGTCAGGAGGAAATTACGGGACCGTTCCAGGTACGAGCGCGGAAGTAATTCATATCTGGACGGCATTGTTGAGGAAATGTCCGATAGTGTTGTTGGGACGGGTGCTAGATTAAATTTTCTTGATGAAGATCCAGAGGTAAATCGTCTAGTTGAAAAAGCGTTTAATAATTGGTCTAAAGGTATTAAGTTATCGAAAAAACTAAGAACGGGTTACTCTTCTTGTGTTGGTGATGGTGAAATGTTTTTAGTCGAAGAGAGGGCGTTTAATCCGCGTTCCGCTGTTCAATTGAGTTATAGATTGCTTGACCCTGAAAGATGCACAAACGGATTCAATTCAAATACAAAAAATAATGTTGATGGTGTTTTGATTGATGACAATGGGCAGGTAACGGGCTATACATTTTCAAAAGAACACCCAGGCTCTAGGTTTGGGGTCGTTGCAGTTTTAAACGGTGATCTTGAAACCTTTCGAGCTGATCAGGTAATCCATTTGTTCAAAGCAAAACGAAACGAACAACATAGAGGTATCCCAGAAATAACAACAGTTTTGCAAACAGGTTCAAAAAGAAGGGCCTTTACACTTGCAACTTTGGAAGCTGCAAAAATTTCCGCAACTTTTTCTGGTGTTTTACATACCACTTCAGGGGCTTATGGAGACGATGATTCTCCAGGGGGCGAAAACTCAAGCGGTGGATTTGATGAATTCGATACTTTCGCTTTAGATAATGGAATGTTGATGACGTTACCTGAAGGTTGGGAGATGACCCAGGCCAAAGCGGAGCACCCAACAACAACTTTTGCAGAGTTTAAAAAAGAACTTGTATCCGAAGAGGCAAGGTCCGTAAGAATGCCTTACAACGTAGCGGCTGGAACCTCAGAGAATTTTAATTTTGCTTCTGGTCGGTTGGATAGATTAAGTTTTAGAAAAAATCTTTTTATCAGACAGGTAGACATTGAAGACGATGCCCTTTGGATTATTTTTCAAAAATGGTTTACTGAAGCTAGATTAATTCCTGAGTTGTTGCCTAGAGTTGTCACGGTTGCCGGTTACGAACCTATTTTCAATTGGTTCTGGGATGGTGACAGCGCGATTGATCCGCAAAAAGAATCTAAGGCAGAAGATACCATGCTTAAAAACGGAACCTTATCACACTTTAAAAGTTATGCTGATAAGGGCCAGGATTGGAGAATTGGTTTTAGACAAATTTCTGAAGCTAAAAAATTAGCTGAAGAGTTAGATATTGTAAATATTATTTTTCCTGAAACCGTGGAAGTTGAAGAGGCTCCAGAAGCCGACGATGTAGCCAATGCAAAGATTGAACAAGGGATATTATGAAAAAAGAATTGTTTTTAAAATTTGATTCTGGAACCAACGTTAATTGTATGGCTCATGCTGGTGAAGGTAGTATTGAACTGATTCAAGCCAAAGATGGTGACGCAAAGGGAAATACAACTTTTAAAATGAGTTTATATAACGGTGGAGCAATGAACGTTGGTTTTCATATGCCCGTTGTAATTGACTTGGCTGGCATGAAGGTTTCAGGAAAAAGCAGACCAATTTTATTAAATCATGATACGAGTCACCCTATAGGACACACAACGAGAGTTGAAATAGGGGCAAAGTCTATAAAGGTTGAGGGTGAAATTTCCTTTGACAACGAAGACACAAAAGACGTTATAACTTCGTCAAAAAAGAATTTTCCATGGCAAGCTTCAGTCGGAGCAAATGTCATGAAACTTGTCAGGGTTGATGAAGGTGAAACAGCCGAAGCAAACGGGCGAAAATTTAAAGGCCCTATTTTAATTTCTCGACAAAGTGAAATGAAAGAAGGTAGTTTTGTACCGTTGGGTGCAGATGATACAACAAGTGTAAAAGTCGCGGCCAACGGGACCGCTTATTTTGAAGGAATGGAGTTAAGTATGACTTTTAAGAAATGGTTAAAGGCCTGCGGTTACGATGTTACGAAACTGAGTGCTGATGAACTAAAAGGGCTAGAAGCCCATTATAACAAACTGGTTGAGGCTAAAGACCCTTCAGTTGTTGAGGCAAAACCGGAACCGAAAAAAACGGAACCGAAAAAGAAAGAAGAGGTCAAGGCAGAAGATAAGCCTGTGACAGAATCGGGTATTAAAGCCCTTCTTGACAAGCATATGTCAGATTACACAGCAAGACTTGAAAATGTTACAGAAATAAATTCTTTAACTGCTAGTCACCCGGAAATAAAAACAGAGGCCCTTAAAAAAGGTTGGGATGCTGACCACGTTAAAGCAAAGGTTGAACTTGCAAATATTAGAGCTGGTTATCCTCAGAATAATTTTAATATCAATCCTGGAACAAATGTAAATGTCGATGATAAAATTCTCATGGCCGCAGCAATGCAGTCTGGACGGATCAATGACAAATCGATTATTGCAGAGTGTGGAGAGCAAGCTTTAGAAGCAGCTCACAAGGCTTTCAAGGGTCGTTTGAGTTTACAAGAGCTTTTCTATGTTGCCGCTAAACAAAACGGTTATCAAGGCGCAATGACAATGCGTCAAGATATGTCTGGAGTTTTCCGTGCTGCAATGGAAAGTGGTTTGAAAGCAGCTCATTCAACAATTTCTCTCCCTGGTATTTTGAGTAATATTGCAAATAAATTTTTCATTGATGCTTTTAATTTTGTTGAAAGCACTTGGCGGGAAGTTTCAGCGGTTGGAAGTGTAAACGATTTCAAGCAAACAACACGTTTATCTTTGACTTCTGATATGGAATATAAAAAAGTTAATCCCGGTGGTCAAATTGAACATGGGGAACTTGGCGAGGAAACTTATTTAAATCAAGCCGATACCTATGCAAGATTGTATTCAATCGATAGAACAACTTTGATCAATGATGATCTTGGGGCGTTAACAAGTATGATGGCTCAATTGGGTAAAGGTGCAGCCGATGCGTTTAACTTGGCTTTCTGGACTGAGTTTATGGATAACTCAACTTTTTTCTCTTCAGGAAACAAAAACTTGACTGCTACTTCAAACCCACTAAGTATTGATGAATTATCAGCAATGGAATTGTTATTTTTCGACCAAACAAAACCAAATGGGACTCCTTACGGTGCTCAAGCTGAAATCTTGCTTGTTTCAAATGCAAATTGGATCTTAGCACAACAATTAGTCAGAACAACAACCATTGAGCTTGATGGAAGTGCAGCAGCTACAAAAATTCCAGACAGCAACCCTCACGCTGGAAGATTTACCCCTGTTCGCTCAAGTTTCTTGTCAAACGTAGCTATTCCAGGTTTTAGCGTAGATGCAAGTTATTTGCTTTCTCGTCCTTCTCCTGGTGGGTTGTCTGTTATCGAGTCAGTTTTCTTGAACGGTCAAGAGACTCCGACAATTGAAACCGGAGATGTGGATTTTTCTCAATTGGGAATTCAGTTTAGAGGCTTCCATGATTTCGGTATGAACAAACAAGAATTCAGAGAAGGTGTTAAATCTCCAGGCGCGTAATAGCGATTTGGTATTAATCGGCGGGGTGAAATTCCCCGCCATAACAATTTATTAAAAGGAGCTATTACCATGTCAGAAGAAGCAATAATGTTTAAAGACACAAGTCTATTAACTATCCCTCATACTCCAGGATCGGCCATTGAAGGCGGTGAGGTTGTTGTGTTGGATAAAAAAGTTTACGTTGCAAAGCGTGATATTGCAGCCAGTGAAGAGGGAACTCTTGATGGTGCTGGTCAATATAGATTCAAGAAAGACGAGGCTGTAGCGTTTGCTACGGTTGGCGCGGTTGTTTATTGGGATGACACAGCCAACGAAGCAACCGAAACAGCGGCCAGTAATGAAAGAATTGGAACTGTGACGGAGGCGGCTCTCGCGGCCGATACTCACGTTGTTTGTGATTTGATTCACGCTGGAAGCATAGTATAAAAAAAAGTAAATAAAAGCCAGGTCTTAACGGGCCTGGCATTTTAGAAAAGATTTGAGGGGATGATATGACCATTGCAATAGTAAATTTAAATATTGATAACGCGAAATTAGGCCCTGATAAAAATATTTTGCCTAGTCTCCCTGGGAATATCGTTCTGCTTTCTACTGATACAGAATCAGCAGTTTTCAGAATTGAGGGGTTTAGATCACTTGGGCTGATTGACACGGGACTTTTAACGGGTGTCACAGCTTTTCAAATTCAAGTTTCAAATTTATTAAATGGAACATTTGCAAAGCTTGATATTACTGATTTTGTAGCAGGAGTCCTGACAGCGCATTCAACAACTTTTATTGCAGGGTGGAGATTTGCCAAAATTAAATTAATCGGAACCTTATCTGTGTCGGGTAATATCCCGATTTGTTTGGCTTAACAATGGCCTTTAAACTTTTTACTTTTGTATCTAACTTTTTGGATGTTGTAGAGATATGGGACGTAATGGGGACTCCTGATTTCGTTCCTGATCGTTGGAATCCTACTTTAACCCCTTCAATGCGTTCGAGTGGTATGGCTGATCAGATTCAATTATTGGCGGGTCCTGTTATTTTTGACGGTGAAACTGATGCGACGATAGTTTCATATATTCGTTCAGATGTTGCTCCAGGTTCAGCAGAGGCCATTATCGTTCAAGGGTGGGAGGTTTTAGGTTATCCACTCAAGATCGAAAGATTGGGCGTTACGGGCCATTTAAGAGTGAATGCTTTCCAAAATGACGGGGGCTTTGTTTTCTCTGATATTGACGGAGCGTTGATTACGGGAAAAGGACAAATTCAAATAGGAACCACAATACAGGGTGATCCAGATGGAGACGCCATTGTAAGAATATTCCTTAATGGAGTAGAGGTAAAAGATTATTTAAATTTCAGCGTAAAATCAACAACCGGATTTAAAACATTTGAAGGAAACCAACAATTCAGACTTGGCAGATTTTCAGGCGCGACAATGGACGGTGAATGGATGAGAGTCAGAGCTGCCAGCGGAATTGCTTTTGATGCTGATCAAATGTTGGCTCAATATTTAATTGAAGAGTCAGAAATAACTAAAATTTTTGAGGTTGGCGATAACCCTTCAGGTAAAGGCCCAGATAAAAACATTCTTCCAAGTATGACTCATGACCTGCCTTTAATTTCAGGTGATACAGAATCAACCGTTTTCAGTATTGAAGGATATAGGGGATTGGGCTTGATAGTCCCCGATACCTTAACGGGGGTTGCAGGATTGTCGATAGAAGTTTCAAATATACAAGGGGGAACTTTTGCACCGCTTCCAATAGTTGGGATTGTTCCAGGTAAGTCATATAACATAGGTTTAATTTCACCGTGGAGATTTGCAAAGATTGTTTTGCTTGGTGATCTCACAGGTTCAGGTAATATACCGTTGGTGTTGTCGTGACTACCGAATTAGAAAGAAGACGCTCGCTTTTATTACAAGGGGGTGGTCCCGAATTAAGTGAGTCTCTTACAAGCTCAACTGACCCGGCAGATTTTCTTATTTTCAATGTTCAAACTGATAATGTAGGCGATTCAGAAGATGATGAATTTATATTGCCTTTACAATCAGGTCAGCCTTACAATTTTGAATTAACGTATGATGGCAAGACTTCAATAGTTACCGGAAATCAGGATGTGTTATTAAAATTTCCAAGTGGCGCGGGGAATTATGATATAAAAATTAGTGGAATTTTTTCTGGCACTAGATTTAATAATATTGCTGACAGTCTAAAAATTTTAGACATTGTTCAATGGGGTGCTCCTGTTTGGAGAACATTTGAACGGGCCTTTTTTGGATGTGCAAATTTAGTAGGAACCTACACAGACACGCCAAATTTTTCAAATGTCTCAGAATTTATCAATGGTCTGAGGGATTGCGTATTGTGGACCGGCACAATGGACGATTGGGATATGAGTGAGGCAATCCGAATTCAGGCATTTCTTAGAAATTGCGAGGCTTTTAATAAGGCGGTCAATTCTTGGGATTTGGCTAAACTTGAAAATATGCAATCGTTATTTCAAGATACTACTATATTCAATCAGGCGATTAATTCGTGGGCCGCTCCGAATCTTATTACGCTGCGCCAAACTTTTAAATCTGCACTAGCTTGGAATCAGGATTTCAGTCATTTGATTGTTGCTACTGTTACAGACATGCTTGAATGTGTCAGATTAGCGGGCGCGTATGTTCAAAGCATGGGTGACGGTGTCATATCGGGAGCGGTTGCCCCCTGGGGGACCAACATGCACAATGGGACCGACATTGGCACTACGAATCTGGACGATATTTATGTTAAGTTTAACGATCAAACACATCCTTCTAATCTTACATTTCACGGAGGGTTCGCAAAATTTACCTCTGTTGGCCCTGCAAAAGACGCTAGGGATGATCTAATATTTATTGATAACTGGGCGATTCTCGACGGGGGGCCGACAGCATGAGTTATAAAGAAATAAAAGACGGGAAAAAAATTGCGCGTAATGCTGATCAATGGGTACTGGGTTATGAACTTAGCCCCCTAAAATTGATAGTGGTATCTCATCTCACAGAAAACCCTAAAAAACCGGGGAATTTTGTGCATTGTTCGATACGAGAATCAGGCAACGAAATGGAAGTTTTCGATACGGAATTAGAATTTAAAGAAAGACTTGACGTCCTTGGCTTTGTAATGCCAGCAGGACAAAAGGATTAAATATGTTAGGTAATAGTGCTGTTTCATTATTTGGTGAGATTAAAATTAATCAAATTGGATTTGGTTCAAGTAAGAACGTTTTTAAAAGTAGCCTTGATTTAATTTGGGATGGGTCGGCTATAATTGTTAAAGGCAGTATAAAACTTGATGATTCAGCAAAAGCTACATTGGTCAATCAAGGCACAACAGCGCAAAGAGACGCTATTACCGCTCAAAATGGGATGCTTTATTACAATACTGAAGCTCATCAACATCAACAATTTTCTGATGGTGAGTGGGAAAATATTAGAGCTACACAATTTTTAAGTCAACCATATAGGGCTAACACAAGCAGCCAAACCCCCCCCCCCGGCATCAGGTCGTTTAATTTGGAATAATGCAGACCAAACTTTGACAACGCAACTATTCTTTTCAGCTATAAATAATGATGGGGCTGACGTACATGAAATATTATTGTTAATTTTAAAAGCAGGTGTGCAAATAACAATTTTCGATTCTAGCACAACGGTAAATAGGCAAACTTTCACAATTGACTCTGATGCCATAGACAATACAACTTATTTCACTGTCAATGTAACATTTCAAAACAGTACCGCAACTTTTTCAAACAATCAAAGTTTAGAGGTTTTCTTTCAAGATGGTGCTCAAACTCCTGCCGCTGTTTTAGCTGTCAATACTAAAGGCGATATTTTAGTAAGAAATAATATTGAACTTGTTAGGTTGGCTTTAGGTGCGCGAGGTTTCTTTTTACGATCTGATCCAGACGAAGACACGGGCATCAAGTGGGCCAGTCAACAAAACTTTTTCACTCAAGATTATTCTTGGAAGACAGATTTAGGCACTCCCGGCAATGGTGATATAAAAGGTAATAATGCTGATCAAACTTTAATTACTATCCTTAGAATTTCAAAAACAAATGGCAACAATCAAAATATTGGGGCTATATTAGAACTTTTATTGTTGGCAAACACGAAATTAGGAATACTTGATGAAAACACATCAGGCGATTTTAATTATTATTCAATGGACGTTGCCGCTGTTGATCAGGGTACATATTTTGATTGCACCGTAACATTTTTACAGAGTACAACAACACACGGAAATAATGCTAAAGTTGTCTTATTGATAAATACGGGTGCTCAGGTTCTATCGGTATTTAGTGCCGTATCTACTGCTAGTTTGCTTTTGGGTCACGGTCTTGACTTAATAAGATTAAATGCTGTTGAAAATAAATTAGAATTTGTTGATTTGTCAATGGATGACATTGATGAGACAGCCACTAAAAAGATTTTAACTGATCTTGAAAGAATTTCGATTTCTTCTGCAGAGCAAGTAGCAAATAAAGGTGCAAATAATGGGTATACACCTTTAGATAGTTCGGCTTTGGTCCCTCTTGCAAATCTTCCAGCTTCAGTTAAAACAGGTTCAGAATATAAAGGTGTTTATAACGCGACCACAAATACGCCTACCCTTATAAATGGTACGGGTTCAAATGGCGATTATCACCGCGTAAATGTGGCGGGGACTCAAGATTTTGGGGCTGGTTCCATAACTTTTGATATTGGGGATTTAGTTCTTTTTAACGGGACATCTACATTGTGGGAATTGGTTAATGGTAATCCTGACCTAGTTCAATCAGTTGCAGGTAAGCAGGGCGTTGTTACGCTTGATATGGACGATTTTAGCGAAACAGCTACAGGAAAAATTTTAACTGATCTTGAAAGATCAAAATTAAGTGGTGTCGAAGATAACGCTACACAGGACCAAACAGGGGCCGAAATTAAAGCAGCGTATGAAGTCGAGGCGAACGCCTACACTGATATAAAAAATACAAAATTGAACGGCATAGAAGCCAGCGCAACGCAGGATCAAAGCGATGGTCAAATCGAAACGGCCTACAATAATCAAGTGTCTATCGTTTCTCAAGCGGAGGCTGAAGCGGGTGCGTCAACAACTGTTCGTAGATGGACAGCAGAGCGCGTCAAGAAGGCGATTGAGGCCCTAATGACTGTGGCTGGCATTGCCACTATTAATTTTTCATATACGGGTGAGAACGGTGACGGTGCTGAAACGAAAAGCGCATCATATGAAACGGTAGCTTCTTTTATTTTCGAAGGTTCAACAGCCCTTGCCGTAATCTCAGCTATTAAAGTAATTGTATCGGCTGACGGTGCGACAAGTGGAAGTATCAGAATTTTTGATTTTACAAATACTCAAGTTATTGCAGAGTTATCTATGTTTACTGAAACGTCACAGGTAATTAAAGATTTGGGAACGATAAGCAACGTACCTGCAGGAGAGGCTCTTTTTGAAGTTCAATTATTAAAAACTGGTGGCGGTGGTGCGGCAAGGGTTTTGTGTTCATCAGTTCAGGTTAAATTCTAGGTGTTGATATGAGTTTTGGTAGAGGCCCCAAAGCCGAACTATCTAAAGGTGTATACCCATTATTTGCACCTTTATTTGCTACTTGCTCTGCAGAAGAAATCGAAATTCTTTCAAGA